ACTTGAAGTATAAGCTATATCAACTCCATTAGCACCATTGTTATTCCCTGCTACATCATTAACATTATCTTCAAATTTATAGACACCTGTTACAGAGCTATTAAAGAAAGCAGTCGGTTCGTTATCGTCGGCTTTCCACGCCCAAGCAACGTAGGTTGAAGCACTATCATTAATTTCATTATCAAGTCCTAATGTAAATCCATCTGCATCAAAAGAAGTAAGTGTTGCTCCACCTGCACTTTCTGCATTTGAATTATTTGATTGTATAAATTTTGTTGCTCCTCTTAAGGTGTCAAATAAGTTATGATTTTCAGCATTCGGTCCTCTTTCTTTTATCCAAACTAAATTTGGACTAAAATCTAAACCTGTAATGCTTTGTGTACCACTATTACCTGTATAAGTTTTTACTGCAAAACTATCTGCAAGTGTTGGTGCTTCTGTGTCAGGGTCTGCTGCAAATGCCATATAGATATATGTACCTCCATTATCATTAAGTCCACCATCAGAACTAACTACTTTAAAACCATTGCTCAAAAAACTAAATCCATCACCTAAATTTCCTGTTAGTTCAGCTGATGAACTATTAGGAATTAATGCTAAATTTCTTGGGTCAGAAGGACTTCTTTTATTATCAAATATTAACCAATTATCACTTGCATCAGTTCTTTTAACCATTATAAATGCAGGTTCAAATCCTGTTTCTACAATCGGTCCATTAGCAGAACCATTTCCTATGTATGAGCCAAACTTTGAAAAGCCATCTACTGAATGGAAACAATAAGCTACCATTGTAGTTCCATTTACATTCGGACCATATTGGTCATCTCCTACTCCAAATACTGTATTTGAAAAAGCACTATCATCAAAATATTTGTCTGCACCTGCATTTCCCTCGGCATCAGTTAAATCCAAGTAAAGAAGATGATTTTCAGATAAACTATGATGGTAAGTTGTCCATCTATTATAAGTAGCAAGGTTTGCTCTACCTTTTGCAATAACTACTTCAGGCACTTGTGATAATCCGTGACCTACAGTAGATACATTTCCATCGCCAGTCCAAGTAACGATTGAAAATCCTGAATCTGTATTTGCTTGTACTGTACTTGTAATATCCCCATCAGTATTGCTGCTCGTAGTTCCTCCGTTTGCTTTCCAACACCAAGCTACATATTCTCTACCATTAACATTAGGATTGCCCTTAACATTAAAACCATTTGTTTCAATTACTGCGTGTGAGGAATTACAATCTTCAGCATTAGTCAGGTTTGTATATAGTAAACAACCTGCAGTTCTTGATGAATCTATTGTTTTATGTTCACTACTTGCATTTCTGCCTTTTATCCAAACAAAATCAGGAGTAAAACCAACTTCAATAAATTTTGATGAGGTACCATCTCCAGTAAAAGTAACCACCTTAAAGTTTTCACTTGGCACTAACCCTCCAGATACTGTAGGTCCTTGTAATAGCCTTTTATTTACAGCCATATTTAATCTATATTAGGGAAATCGTATGTCTTAACTTTCTTTTTAGTAGTTAATGCACCAATTTCTGATTCAACTGTCTCTGATAATTCTCTTAAAGCTACTCTTGCATCTACAACATCTGCTGGCACATCTGCTCCATTATCTGCTTCTCTAATTATATACCAGTCAGTCTTTGCAAGTTTGTTTCCTATTTGTGCTTTAAAATTATTGATTGCTTTTTCTTTTAATTCTGCTAATGATTCACTCCAAGTTATATCTTCAGTATCTTTTCTAAATACTGTTGCTTGTGTGTCCCAATAAATCTCACCTAAAGTATGTATTCTTGAGTCATAACTTTCGTCTATGATTACATCAAATAATCCAGCATTGCGAAGTTCGTCTGCTGTCATACTTTTTGCGTTTAGGTGATAACCTGTTGAAGACCTAAATTTGTTTGGTACATCTGGGTACGTTGTGATAATTCCGTTGTTGTTTACTGCTTTCATAATTAACTTGTTGCTTCTTGACTAATTGTTGCCCACTGTTCAGTGTTGCCGTTAGTACTTACTATTTGAATTAAATTTGATACTGTTCCATCATAAGTACCTGTTATTTCTTTTACACTTGTTGGTAATGTTAACGTATAGTCTCCTGTTATTACAAGGTCTATTACCATTCCTGTCTTTGCATTACTAAATGTCAATGTTGTATTTGCACTTAATGTTTTAGTAAAAACTGTTGCATCATCCCAATTAACAGTAGTGCCTGATAACGCTTCTATCTCTGTAAACTCATCTGCTAATTTAGCATAAGTAATTTGGTCATCTGCTATGTGAACTGAATCAATAGCTCCATCAGCTATTTTATCTGAATCTACAGCATCTGCTGCTAATTTTGCTGTAGTAACTGCTCCATCAGCAACACCACCAGCACCATTATATAACTCTGTAAAGTTATCATTTGTCTTATCCATAGCACTTCTTAATGGGTCACCTGTCCCATCATTCGCTGAAGTACCTATATTTATTGTTTGTTTTGCCATTTTATTTTATTTTAATATACTGTTGCGTCTGCTGTTAAAGTTGTGCTATCTGCACTAAATAATGTCGTATCTACTGTTAAATAAGAACCATCTGCATCAAAAGGATATACTATACCCCATCCATTCGCTTCATTAACGTTCCCAAACCAACTTACACTATATACTGAACCAAATCCCATTTTCTTATACTGAATAAATTATTCCCCAATTATTAGATTCACTATCATTTCCCCACCAACTTTCATCATATATTGATCCGAATGACATTTTTTATCTTTTCTATATAACTCTTTAATTTAATTTCGTTCTCTTTCTTAGGCTTATATGTTTTCTTCTTTTTTATAGTACCCATCCTGTCATATTTTGATCTCTTTCTGGATACATACCTCCATCTTGTGAGCCTATATATTCTGGATACAATTCACTATTTGAATCCATATAGTCAATAAACCTTTGTGTATAGAAGTCTGCAGTAGATTTAGCTTGATGTACCAGATTGTTTATTTCTTCTAATGATGCTGAATCACTGTTTTCTGATCTATGTTTAAATACACCTCCATTGCTAATTTGAAAAGCTGCATATTTCATATATTCTGATTGACTAAACCAAATAAGCATTGGCTTTAAATACGTATTTACAAGAGTTGAATAATCTCCAGATAAAGAACTGTTAACTACATCTGATTGTAATTTATTATATAAAGCTGTACCTAATTGCGTTTGTATATAAGTATCTTGTGCTACTTCAACAAACTGTATTAGTTTATCAGTATCTACATTTCCATCTATTATAGACTTTCTTTTTAATTCTTCTAATGTTATAAATAATGCTTTCATTTCTTATAATTTGGATGATGTCCGTTATTAGGCATATTTTTAGGTGCAACTGATACCTCTGAAGGGTTTTTAGGCTCTTTTAAGCCATCTTTTATTGCTTCTGACTCACTAACAAGGTTATTATCATTAACTCTTCTCTTATACACCTTCATTTCCCAATAGTGATGACAATTTACACCTCCTTTAAACTTAAATAATGAATAATTCTGTCCTTTATGACCTAATTCTTTATTTATACCTCTAAAAGACATCATATTTATATCTTCTTTTCTAAATACTAAATTTTGACCTGTTAACAGTTCCATTCTTTGACAAAAACGTCTGCTGTTAGCAGAATTTCTTACAGGACCATAAGAGTAGCGAACCTTATATGTTGAATTGTCTTGTGAAGACTTCTTATTAGGTTTAGCATCATCTTTTGATACTTCTGCAAGTTTAGTAAAGTCAAATTCTGCTTCTGTGTCTTCTACTTTTTCTGTATGAACAAGTTCCCAGTCACTGTCATCAATCTTTTCCCCTAAAGACTCTAATTGTGATAAGATGTCATCACCTTCTTCATCTGTAAAGTCTTCTTTTTCTTGACTTGACAACTTTTCACCAGTCTCTTCTTCTCTTTTAATCTTTGTTTCAATATTATCAAGTTCTGTAAACTCAATTGGTTGTAGAGTAACAAAGTAAAGATTAAGGTTTATACCATTAAACGATAACAGCTCATTAAATGAGTTGATTAGTTGGGTCTGGAATGGGCGAATTACAATGTTATCCATTAAAACACTTGCAGTTCTTAATTCTTCTGCATTATTACCAAAACCAGTATTATCTTTAATACCAAGTAATATTGGAGATACAACACCGTGACCAATCATTATCTTCTCTCTTGATTCTTTAGCTAAAAAGTCATATTGTGCGTGAGCATCTGGTAGATGAATAGGTTCAACAGTTGATTGGTTTTCTGCATTATCATTAAATGCTAATATAAATCTACCTGCATTACTACTTCCGCTAAACTTTTCATATATCTTTCTTTCTATGATCTCTTGTGC